TTACCTAAGACCAGACCAATAACAACTGTGGTTGTAGAGGCAGCTACAGTATAGATGTCGTCAAGCGTTGTGACCCCTGCCTTGGTTACAACTTTGAATGTATTTGCCATATTTTATCCTAACGCAATTGCTAAGGCCACACTTGTGCCAGCAGGTTCGAAGTCAGTGCTATTTGCTGTTGCTGCTGTACCTAACCCAAGGTTTGTCCTTGCAGCAGAAGCAGAGGTTCCACCAGTACCGCCTTGAGCAATAGATAAAGCCGTTGTTAAACCTGACAGTGAAGTGATGTCTGAGTTAGCACCAGCCGCCGCTTTAGCATCTAAAGAAGTTTGTAAGTTGTCTACATCACTGATTATATGACTGTGACTATCATCAGCGACTGTTGCTGTAATAGTGATGTCTGATGATCCATCAAATGATGCTGAACCACTTACATCTCCAGCGAGAGAAATTGACCTACTGGTAGCAAGTGCCGTAGCTGTATCGGCATTACCAGTGACATCTCCCGTAAGATCACCAGTGACATCGCCTTCTACATTAGCAACTAGAATACCAGTGGAAATAGTAAGATCACCAGTACTCGCCCCAGTGAAGGTTCCCGTGCCTACAGTAAACTTATCTGCACTCTCATCATAACCGATAAAAGCGTTGTTACTGTCGCCACGTTCTATGATGATACCCGCATCTCCTGATGGAGTACCCGTAACGCCATTAGCTAGTTCAATCAGCTTATCACTGATGACACTGTTTGTTGTGTTAATTGTCGTTGTTGTACCGTTGACTGTCAAATCACCAGCAAGCGTCAGGTCATTAAACTCAACATCAGAAGTTGTTCCAACATCTTGTCCAATTGCTATCGAACCGCTTGTGATCGTAACCCCTGTACCACCACTAAAATGCGCCCTTACCTCTGCTGCTGATGGTCCTGTGTATGTTATAACACCTGTCGATGAACTATATGATAAGCTACCATCACCACCGCTATCAGTAACGCTGATCTTACCTCTGCTGAATAGTCCTAATTCAGAAGCAGTAATCGCTTTAGTTTCATCTGCTGATGCATCAACAACAACGAACTCATCAGCATCAACGACATTAGCTGCTGTAATGTTCGTTAGTTCTGTTATCTTACGATCTGCCATAAGTTATCCTGTGATTGCTTCCACAGCATCAAAAGTAATGCCATAGAAAGATGCGTTGTCTATAGACCAAGTTGTAATATTATTCGCTAATCTAAACACGCCTTTGGTGTTATTCGTACCAATGACTTCATCTGTATAATCTGAACGAAGATCAGGGAATACCTCAAATGTACCATCCCCTGTCCTGTCCTCTAATACTTGATGCAATCTAGCTGTACTATCAGCACCAATTTGAATATAATCACCAGCAAGTAATGTACTTGATTGATCCTGCATGGTAATTGTTAAAAAGCTATCCCCACTACTACCAGAAACAGTTGCTTGGTTGGAAGCATTAGTGGACCTAAGAGTACCCCTTGGAGTAGGATAATCAGGATCTCCCAATAAGAATGTGCCAAGAGAACCCTTAAGACTTACTAACTTAGCTTTCCATTCAGCAGCATTATCCCTATGCATAGGTGGTAAAGTAACTGTAGCCTCTAACCTTTGCCCACCATGAGAAACAATTTGTTGCTTATAGGTAAAAGGCGACTGAGAAGTCGTATTAGCATTTACAGTCCTAAACTCTACTGAGGCTATTCCATAAGTAGGTAAGGTGATTGGATACGTTACTGCCATTAGCCAAATACCGCCTTCATTTGACCGCCACGTCTGCGACTATCCATAATGCCTTTTTCAGTCATCTTGGCAATTTGTGGAGCAGCTTGAGCAATCATCCTCTTAACACTTTCGTCACCATTAGCAGAAAAATTAAAGTTCTGTTGTACGGTAACTCCACCTGATTGACCTTTAGTATGATCTATGACAGTCTCCCTAGGGTGTAACATAGCTAGGAAACCACCCTTGCCATCTAGTCCACCAGAACGAGGACCACTACCTGTGTATCCACCGCCATCCATACTTGGAGCGCCTACTCTCCCTAAGTCAGCATAAGTACCAGTTATAGCGCCTTCAACAAACCCTGTGATCTTCTTAACAACAAAGATACGATAAAGCTCTTTTATAATTTCGCTTGCCATTTTCTTGAAGACTTGTTCTGCATTATAACCAAAGTCTTCAATAGAACTGTTTAAGATGTCAAAGTCAGTTACAATACCCATTAGGGCATCGCCGAAATGAGTTTCAATACTATCAGCCACATCTTGTATTTTCTGCATTTGCGCTTCCATAGCGGCTGTTTCTGCATTTATGGCTGCTATTCTATCTGCTGCTTGCTTGAGTTGAGCCTCAGTCATTTTTCCAGAGGCGTTTTGTTTTGTTCTTTTAGGTTATATAGTATCTGTAAGTAATCGGCTTCTTGGTCAGATAAACCTACTATTTGTCTTTGGAGATTAGCTTGTTCTTCCATACCTTTTATTATGGAAGCCATAGATTCTTTAGCTTTAGTCTTTTTATCCGTCTTGTCCTCTACTACACCCAAACCTGTGGCTTGCCTTAATGCCAATTCACCACTTAAAGCCGCATAACCAGCCCCTTTAGCTGCAAGGGCGGGGGATATTATTAAGTCAGCTATTCTTTTTCTTTTTTCTTCTTCTTCATCTAATTGATCAAGTAGATTTCGTTGCTCATTTACTAGTGACACCAATGCCTTTTCCTGAGTATCACTTAGTTTTAATAATTCAATTTCTTTTTTTAATTGCTGATCCTGTAAACTATTTTGTAGTTTTTTATATTCTGCGCTGTCTTTACCATATTTTAACTCATTAGATAATAGTTCATTTATTGTGTCTTGTTTAGCAAATTGCCTCTCGTATAACTCAAGCTCCTCAGCCTTCTCTAATAATATTTGACCATTAATTAAAGAGTAAGCCTTAGCAGCAGAAACTAAGGCATCTTGCTCTTTTCTTATCTTAGGATTTGTATTAGCTATCTCTGATAATAACTCAAGTTCTTCAACTTTTTCTTGTAATATTTGACCATTAATTAAAGAGTAAGCCTTAGCAGCAGAAACCAGAGCATCTTGCTCTTTTCTTATCTTAGGATTTGTATTAGCTACCTTTGATAATAACTCAAGTTCTTCAACTTTTTCTTGTAATATTTGACCATTAATTAAAGAGTAAGCCTTAGCAGCAGAAACTAAGGCATCTTGCTCTTTTCTTATCTTAGGATTTGTATTAGCTATCCTTGATAATAACTTAAGTTCTTCAACTTTTTCTTGTAATATTTGACCATTAATTAAAGAGTAAGCCTTAGCAGAAGAAACCAGAGCATCTTGCTCCTTTTTTATCTTAGAATTTGTATTAGCTATCTTTGATAGTAGGTCAAGTTCTTTAGCCCTTTCTTCTGAAATTTCCTCGTTAGCCTTAGAGTAAGCGTTAGCAGCAGAGGTTAAATCGTTATGTGAAGATTCAAGGTTTTTGAGTTTATCTTCTTGGATCATATACTCTGTCGTAAGATCAGCTCTTACTTTAAGCTCATCCATAGCGGATTTTATAAGACCTTCTTGATATTCTATGGCTTCTAAATACTTCACCACTTGAACAGCGGAAGTATCGCTTGGGACCAACTTTAATTTTGAAATATTGGCTTTAAACTCGTCTATCTTTTTCCTTGCTGTTTCTATGTCTATAGTAAGTTGAAAGGACTTTTCATCTTTGAAACCAAACTTAATTAGGTCGATTTGTAACCGTAAGGATTCAATTTCTTTTGTGGTGTCCTTAATTGTATCTTTAGCTTTTAGGAACGGAGCAATTAAACCAGTACCGATAGCTAAAACAGCACCAGCAATAGCCCCTGTAGGACCAAAAAAGCCTAGCAACTGTGAGCCTTGTTGACCTAGAGCAACAGCAGCGTTAGTTCCAGATTGAATTTGTACAGCAAGGTCTCCAATCTGATAACCAGCTTGTTGTGCGAGGATCTCCATCCTACGCATACCTTTACCAGAAGCTGTAGTAAACTTAAGTTGTTCATCAGTTGCATTTTCTATCGCAAGCCTATACTTCATCATGGCGCTTTTAGCTTGATTGGTATTGCCTGTTACTTTACCAAGCTGCGCTCCCATTTGCTGAATAGAGCGATTATATGCTTTTTTAGTTATGTTACCCTTATTTAATTCCAACTTTAATTGGGCAGTTTTGCGCTTGAAGGACTCAAACATTTGTACAGCCCTAGCGACATCCCCTGTTTCAACATCAATACCTATGCGAATATCTGCAAGATCAGCCATTAAAACTACCCATGTAAATTACGTCCACACGTTTTATTGCCTCTACTTCCCAAGAAGACAATGGTGTATTCGTAAGTTCCTTCCACGCTTTTATTTGATCGTAGGTAATCGGGTTAGGGCCAGAGAAACCCATAGTTCTGCCACTGCTTAATGCAACAAAGGCAGACCAGATGTGAGACAACAAAGTGGGAAAATCAGGTCCATCCAATCCCTTTGGTCTACGTCCAGTCTGCCTTTCCACTTGTTCGAGGTGTTCACGTTCTGATATCCCGTTCTTGTCGGGCTTACTGATGGAGAACTCATGTTCTGCAAAGTCGAGAAGCTCTTCAATCAAGCCTTCTTGAAATTTAAAGAGTTACTCACCGCTTCGTCAATCTGATCTCTAATCCAGAAGACTTCGCTATAAATCTCTTTTGCTTTACTCACAGAGAAATTTGGTTCTTCACCATCGTATGTGATGTTCCAAGATTTTGTTGTCTTGGCAAATAAATCAAGAGTGGCGTCTTCTATATCTTCAGCAGTTAAATCTACCTTTTTCTTTGACTGCGCTTGCTTTAGACGCTTGTTCGTCTGCTCATGTACTGCAGCCTTATACTCCTTAGAATGTGGAGCATACATAGTAATTACCATTGGTCTGAATTATCATTCAGTAATGGTTCTAGTGTCGTAGGATGCACAATGTTTACATCCACAGTGTCACTTGTCGGTGTCAGGTCTTTCAAGTCCATTGGGTTTCCTTTCGGGCTAGTCGGGTTTTAAAGTGAGGGGAGCAGCACCCGACAACCACCCCCCTCATCCTAGCTAGGATTCTTATGCACCAGACTTCGTAATTTGAAGAATGGTATTTGTATTCGTTGTTGAAGAGCTAAGATCCTCATCAGTACGAAGACCAACAAAAGACATATTGATAATACGTGATGTTGGACCGTCTACGCCTACGTCAGCAGAGTTTACCTTGATGCGTGGGAATAGGAATGTGAGTGTGTTTGAACCATCTCCTACAGAAACCTCAAGCGCTGACTCTGTCTCATTCAAGAAACGATTGATCAGGGTTGCATCCTCAAAGTATGCTGAAACTGTACCTTCAACAGATACCGTACCAAACTCAAGGGCTGATGGTGTATCTTCACCAATAACCAGAGTTGGAGCAAAGTTGTTTGTGACAGTGAAGTCAAGGGCAGTGATAAGCGTCAATGCTGAACCAAGTGTACCCTTGTTGCCAAGTTTGATGTCACCTGAGTAAGCATCAAATGGTTCATTACCAGCAGAAGCATCTTGTGTCTTCTCTGTAGCGCCAATAGTCATTGTCTTGCCAACCATACCAAAGGTAGCTGTTACCATTTGGTTGGGGGCCATAGAGACTGCCATTGTGTTTACTGCGCAACCTGTGAACAAACGCGCTTGGTCTACGTCTGCTGAGTAATCCTCAATCGACAGAAAGGTAGGTGTAGTACCTACGATAGCTGCGTTAGTTACAGTTGTAGATCCATCGCCAGCAGTGAAGCCTGTAGCGAAGTCATTATCTGACATAAGAGCAGATTGCATAAGAACGTCAAACTCAGCGTGACGTAAATCTGCTACAATGTCTCCACCCACAACTCTGTTACCATGACGGTCAACGCGAGGCATACGGTCAGACTGAATGTCAGTACCAGCAACACGATCTTTGGTGAGATTGAGTGAGTGAGTTGTGAAAGGCAGGTTTTGAAAGTTACCTGCTGGTGTCGTACCAAAAGTTGNTTCCTCTTTGAACGACAGAGTAGAACGAGAGCCTTGTGCGAAAGCCATTTAGTTTCTCCTAATTATAGACGTACCAGCCGATAGTGACTGGTATGAAGTACCAAGGAGAGGAGAGCCTACCTTCCTCTCTCTCTGCATAATCTATAGAGATTGTCTTTGAGTTAAACGTAATGTCTGTCGTTGCATCAAAGTCTTCTATTATGCTATTTGCTAGTGTATCACCAGCACTAGGGCCATTACCCTCTGCCACAAAGCAATCTACTCTGAATATACCTAAGTAGAGTTGTTGTGGGTTGGAACCCCTTACTGCTGGTCTACGAGTGGTTGGGATAAAAGTAGGTCTAACCCAAGATGTTCCTGTAGTCGGATCGAAAGAAATATTCTCATACGCTATAGATGGAATACCAGAGACTTGAGAAAGTTTTTGCTCTAGGCCACGTCTTATGTCAAGGTATATGCTACTCATCCGTGAAGCCTTATTAATTTACCCTTTATAACATAACCTCTGTCTTTACTGTTGCCAGAATTGACATATTCTGCGTGAGGTGCGCCATTACGAAGTACAGCCACTTTTGTACTTTCTAAGTCAGGGATTTTATTTATATCAGACAAAAGATTTTGTAACCCTTCTTCTCGTTTCTGAGTTTCATTTTGTCTTCTTGGTCTTCTTGAAGAGCTTTTACCTCTTGGTCTACCTGACTTCCCTGTCTCAAATGACCAAGATGTAACAAAAGCACCAGTATCTACAGGAGAAAACCTAACTGCATCTCTTGCAATTGCCTTAAATTCATTCTTTACTTCTTCTAAAATGCTGGTCTTAGCAGCCTCTATTTTTCTAGCTATAGCTGCTTCATCAATTTTGACAGAGGATTTAATCATTCGCTTACATCACAAATATAGCAGAGGGCAGTGCCACCAGAGAACATAGTGAGGACGTTATTGATATGAACCGTATTTCCATTCCCTAAGATCTCATCTTCTGTGTCTGGGGAAACCGCAAGACCTAGAGCGGGAATTACGCATTTACGTACACCTCTGTTTATATTCTCAGGGTCAATCACCCCAAGGCTATAATTATAGAAGTATCCTGTAAATGAATAGTCATCTGAAGTGGTACTAGATACAGTGCTAGTGGTCACGTCATAAGAACCATAGGTTTTCTTACGAAGAGTAAGCGTTTGCCCATGCTCTCCTACAAGATTTAAGAGATCGTATGCCCGAAACGACATTACTCATAGTCCCTGATATATTGTTCATCAGTTGGGGGGTTATCGAACTGGCCTTTAGCAAAGCTAGAATCAGGTCTATCAGTCAGTCTACGGTTAGCTCTGATAACTGCATTTGAGATACCACCAGCACGTAGGCTTGCAGATGTCATAGAATATTTCTGACCTTGCTCACGAAGGTCTGCAGACAGGGCCTTATACTGTTTAGCCAAATCACTGTAATTTGATGATAAGGCCCCATCCAATTTTGTAGTAACCCTTCTAGCGAATTTAGCAGCGATAGAACTAGCTGCCCAAGCACCCGCAAAGTAGACGTTATCATTAGCTTCAGATAAGGCGAAAGTAATCTCTTCATTCTTGATCAATTGATCATTCGTATCAGTATCACCAATAAGAAGTCTAACGACATTCAGCCTACCTGATGATGTAGTCGTTACGAGATCAGTTTCGTCATAAGTCCAAGCCATTAGTCTGCCTCTAGGTCTCCATGTCTCCCCCGCCAAGAGCGAATGAAACCGATTTGCTTATCTTTGATCTTAGAGACACGACATTTCTTTCTGTCGTACTCAGCTTCGTTAGAAGTTTTTGCCTTAACTTTATCGTTGATGGTCTTAACAAGGATTGCAAGTTGTTCTACATCCATATCAGTGAGACCATCTCCGACAGAAGGCTTTAGGGTTGTTTCCAGTTCTTCGTTGTGGTGAAGATGATGCTCATTGTACATACGTTCAATGTTAGCTTTCGGGAGACCCCGCTCCTTCCAAGGAACGAGATCACCTTTAGCATAGCGTTTACCACTCATCAGCAATCCACTAGGATTACGCACGAAGACTGGCTTATCATATTGGAAAGGTGGTCGGGTCATTCACCTACTCCTTATGACAAGATTGTGTTGAAGAACACACCAAGGTCTGCACCTACAACCTTTTGGTCATAAGCCATGTTAGCTTCAAGAAGCTCTGCAACACCTTCAACACGCAGGAAGTCACCTGTGTAAGAACGAATGTCGATACCGTAACCAGATGCGTTATCCAGTTCGTTCCATGTGAAGTTGTACCCTGCTGATGGAACCATCAAACCTGCTGATGGTGGGCAGTAGTACAATGCAGCTTTCTTAGTTGCTACAAATGCAAGAGACTCAGTGAGACCTTCTTTTGCAGTGTTCTCAATCGCGTCAATGATGTGATACTCAGCAATCTCAAAGATCTCAGCCAGTTTAGCCTGAGTGATGATTGCCGTGTTGGTCACAGTTGCACCACCGTTAAGACGTGCAAGGATGTCTGGGTGGTTGATTAATGTGTCGTGAACATCACGA